TTAAAAAATTCTTTATATAAACCAACAGATGGTTTTGCAAAAGGAGACAATCCAAAAGAATATTATAATAATTTATTGAGTTCAAAAGTTTGTCCAGCCCCGTCTGGTGCAGTTGTTATAGATTCTTTTAGGTTTTATGAAGCACTAGAAATGCTTTCTCTTCCTATTGCAGATTTAAGAGATTCAAAAAATTTAATTACAAATTTTTATTATAAGATGTTCGAAATAATGCCAATTGAATCAGTAACTGATTGGTATCAACTTTCAGGAATTTTAGAAAAAATATTAAAGGATTATCCAAATAATATGCATGAGGCTGTAGCCTGGTGGATAAAATGTAAAAGAGATTTATCAATTAAGATTATGAGGCAAATAAATGCAAAAGTCTGATGTAACAATTATAGTTCCAACATCTTACATTCCTAGTCATCCAAGCACAAAAGTTATAGAAACAACTATCAACAACACAAGGTTTCATTTTCCAGACAGCGAAATAATATTACAAATAGATGGGCTTAGATTAGAGCAATCAGATTATAAAAAAGACTATGATGAATATAAAAGTAGGGTATTGTGGAAATGCTTGCACGAATGGGAAAACGTATTACCAATAATATTTGATAAGCATAGCCATCAAAGCACTATGATGAAAAAAACTATTAACTTGGTTCAAACACCACTAATTCTTTATATTGAAGGAGATCTACCATTAAGAACTGATAGAGATATTGACTGGAATAAGTGTTTGGATATGTTTGAATACAATAGGGCAAACACAATAAGATTTTATTTAAGAGAAGAGATGCCGCAAGAGCATTTTCATATGATGTGTGGTCAAGAAGATATTTTTATGAAAACTGTTCAGTGGAGTCAAAATCCGCATCTAAGTTTTACTAATTACTACAAAAATACTATTTTGCCAAACATTGGAGATAAAAACTATATTGAAGATGAATTTTATGGAAAGGCTCAAACTGATTGCGAGTATTTGCCTGGAGAACAACCTATCACCATAGAGCCATATGTTTTTAAAATTAGAAATTGGGAAGCACATAAGATGTTTATTTATTACCCAGATAATGGTCAAAATGTAAGCAGAGTTTTACATTTAGATGGAAGGCAAAGCACTAGGAAGTTTACCCAAGATGATGAGTTTTGGTCATATACAAGTATTGAAGATGCAAAAAAAATATTAAGCCAATCTGAATTATTTAAAAATGATGAAGATGTTTCAAGGTCAACCTCATGAGACTAGGGATTATAGCAAGATGTGATAATACTGGACTTGGTAATCAGACTAGAGAATTAGTTAATATGCTTAATCCTGATAAGATTTTACTTATTGATTCCGCTTTTTTTAATAACAACAAGCAGCATCCTGAGTGGTATAGCGGATATAACGTTCTTAAAACACTTAGAGGAATGCCAAGAACAAAAGAAATGCTAGCATTCTTAGAAAATTTAGATGTTGTAATAAGTTGTGAAACTTTTTATAGTGTAGATTTTATTAATCTTGCAAGAGCAAGAAATGTAAAAACTATTCTTCAATACAATTACGAATTGTTTGGAAATATGACAAATCCAGAATGGGCACTGCCTGATGTTTTACTATCGCCAAGCCTTTGGAATATAGATATAGTCAACAAAAAGTTTGGATCAAAAACAAAACTAATACACCTTCCACCACCAACAGATACATCTTTGTTTGATAATATAAGACAAAATAACTTATCTAAAACACATAAACGCATTCTTCATATTGGTGGTAAAAAGGCAGCCAAGGATAGAAATGGAACTGACACCGTAATAGAAATGCTTAAATATTCTAAAGCAGAATATGAATTAGTTGTTACAACTCAAACTCCATTAGATTTTAATACAAAAGATAAACGCCTAACATTAAGCCAAGACAATGTAAAAAATAGAGAAGATCTATATAATGGGTTTGATGCAATGGTATTGCCAAGAAGATATGCTGGGTTATGTTTACCAATGAATGAGGCTTTAATAAGTGGTATGCCAGTCTTTATGACAGACGTTTCCCCTAATAATCAAATACTGCCAGAAAAATGGTTGGTAGAATCTAAAAAAATAGGTGAGTTTAAAACCAAATCAATGGTTAATATTTATGAGGCTAATCCAGAAAGATTGGCAAATATGATTGATAAATATATTGAGGGTGAAAATATAAAAGATTATAAGAATAAGGCTGTAGAAATAGGATTTAATAACTTTTCAGTTGAAGTTTTAAAAGATAAATATTTACAAATTATAAACGAATAAACAGAAAAGCCAGCCTATTTCTAGACTGGCTATCTGATAGAAGATAAATTACTTCTTTGCAGCCTTCTTTGCTGGTGCTTTTGCAGACTTAAGAGCCTTTGCAACTTCAGCAGCATCAGGCAATACGCCAAATGCTTTATCGTTTGGATTGATTGCTCTTAATGCAACAGGTGCAATCGCTGCTACAAGTGCTGCCCATAGATCTTTTGGATCTGTTACGCCAGCCATATATAGTGCAAGACCTGATGCAAGAACTGAGCGACCATATGATGCTAGCATTGCCTTTGTCTTATCGTTTATTAGTTTTTCCATTATTCCTCCTAGGATATAATTTGTGTTAGTATTGTAAAGCCAAGCCATAGTCCAACAATTCCTGCGACTCCCGCAAAAACTGGTGGTGCTGGCACTGGCAATTTGAATGCTGCGAACACGACACCGCACCCAAAACCTGTTATAGTTGATAACAGAATATCTTTCATTCTTTAAAACCCATATCGTCACTTGGATTTGTTGGATGATCTACTGGTGTTGGAGCAGTTGCTAAAGCCCCACACTCATTGCATTGAATATCTAAATGATAGTTAGAAATTGTGTATGTTGCTGGATCAAAACCAACTAAAGCCCTAAAAAGAGTGCCACCACACTCTGGACATGTGCAGGTTGGAATTCCCCTTAAATCAAGCATCTTTACTTATTGTATCTGTTGGCATAAGTTTCTTTAATTCTTTATATTCTTCAGAAATTCTTTTCATAAGATTGTGATATTCGGTTCCTTCATATGTAGAACTGTTCTCATCAAAATTAACAATTTCTGGCTCTACGTTTGATATAAATTTTTCTAAACCTTTTTGAACATCTTCAATGTATGTAAATGCCCAGTCTCTAGAGTCTGAAAGAAATTTAATAAAATTTTCTTTGTGTACATCGTTATCGTTTTTAAATTCAAAGTTATTCTTTTCAACAAAGTCTTGCAAAGATTTATGGGATATAAATAGTTTAGAGAATTCTTGTGTTAGTTTAGACATTCTGTGTAAGACAGACATATAGGCGATAGCAAAAGATAAAGTAAATGTAGCAAGGATTATAACAATAATGTTATTCAAGAATACCTCCATGTCTATAATTGTACTCGCTTATCCTGAGATTGTCAAACTGAGCGGGTAGCGTGAGTTACCCAATAATATAAGCACTTATCACAACAAGGCTTATTATACTCACTAGTAGTGTCTTTGTAGAACTCAGCATAGTAGATAGGGTCTTTACGATACAGGTTAGCCCTATGGGTAATATTAATACGATTTATGTGTGGGCTTGATGATGTTGCCCAGAAAGGCTTCTGAGTACCCCAAATTTCGCCACAGATAGCCTCTAGAGCGTCTATATTGGACTCGTTCTTGTCTGTCTTAATACCCCTTGCCTTAGCCTCTTTAATCATGGTTTTAGCGTATGTCTTGAGTGAATACTCAGCATTCTTCCACATCAATACCGCTGGATGATTGCGCCAAGCACCTGAAGGAGATTGACCAGATAAGACTTTAAGTATTTGATAGGCTTCTAATATCTGTTTATTTAATCTTTTATTATCTAGTATTTCTGCACACTGATCGTAATTTTTGTAAGGTAAAAAGGTTTGCATTATTTTAGTGGCTCCCTAGTTACTAGCACAATTGCTCCATTCATTTCTAAAGCCTTCTTCACCTGAACAACATATTTTAACGCTTCTATTTTTTCATCATGAACCATAGTAGCAAATTGTCGTTCGTTTAATTTTATCGTAAGAAAGTGCTCATTGTCAATAACTTGAACCTTA